TTGGGGTCATTGTCCGCAATGAAGACATGGGTCTTGTCCTTGAAGTGGCCAAAGAAAGTCTTGGACACCGGACTGAGATTGTAGGCATCAAAAGCTATGATCACTGGCGATTGCATGTCTGTAAAAACAGACGCCGCCGTAGCGTATCCCTCGCAGTAATAAATTTTATCTGTGTCTGACATTTTGTCAGCACCTATCATGTAGAAATGCCCGGACTTGTTTGTGTCCTTCTCGAAGCGCTTGTCACCGTCGTCGGTTATGTACTGTAGGCCCACAATCCTCAAGCTGTCATTGAGTACCGGCACAATTAGTCTGCCATCCGAATGCACCCTCAACCCGTGAGACTGAACTGCCTTCTTGGTTAGATATGGATGCGCTGTACATTCTTCAGCAGCGTCCCAGATCCTGTTGCTGTTGATCGCACACTGCTCCTGAGCTGCCATCTTCTCTTCTTCATACTTTCTCTTGGCCGCAGCTATCTGCTCCCGGTCCTCGTCAGTAAGCTTGCGGTGTACCTCATTATCTGGTTTCCAAGTGGCGATCGGATCGTCGTGACTGAGCCGGTAGTCGCCGCACCGACCGAATGGTATCGACTGATCAAACCAGACCTGATACCACCCGACCAGCTTGGCTCCACTGCCATCGGTTATGTAGGCTCGACCAATGCTGCCATCAGTAACCAGCCCCTTCTTGTCTACCTGTAATCCGTTGTTAGTTAAAAAATCCTCAAACTCTCTAATCAGTTCGCCGCGTGTCAGCGGCTTTGACATATCTTTTTCCTTGGGTAAATTAAGATCTAGTGACATCTATTCATTCCTTGTTTGCATCTCGTTTTAAATTCTTTTTGGAAAGATTTGCAAAGTATTACAAACTTCTATAAATTGCAAATCCATTAGAAAAAAAGAGGACAATTGATATGAGTTTGATTTCGAGCGATAAGGGTGGAGGTGACTTCCAACAGTTGCCGGTCGGTAACCACACTGGTATTTGTTATGCGGTAACAGACATAGGCACACAGCTAATTAGTTTTCCGGGTAGTGAGGATACCAAAAAAGAACAGCTCATTATCTTCTGGGAATTTCCTGAGTTAAAGATGGACGACGGTCGACTGATGTCCGGGTTTAAATTCTACAACAACAGTTTGCATGAGTTGGCCAAGCTGCGTGGCGATCTAGAGAAGTGGCGCGGGCTACCATTCACCCCCGACGAGTTGAAGGGATTTAACGTGGGCAAGCTCATTGGCGCGACTGCTATGTTGCAGGTCAAGGCGGGTGCAACTGATCCTGCCAAAACCAAAGTTGATGGCGTGTTCCCCAGACCGGAAGGCACACCAGCGATTCAGGACACCGTCAACGACCATGTGTTGTTTGACTCAGATGTTTATCTGATGGAGTTCGGTGTGAAAGGTGAGTCGTGTGAGGACTCTAAGAACATGGCTGACATGCTAGAGAGTATGCCGCCGATTGCTCGAAAGAAATACTTTGAGTCGATCGAATTTAAAACGCACGTTCCTGAAGAGACTCGGCAGCTCCTGATGGGAGGCGGACCGGAACCGTCCTTTACTCCACCGGTTTCTAGTTCAGTGGGTGGGCTGTCTGCCATGGCAGGTGAGCAGAACCAAGCACCACCACCAGCGAGCGACGTACCGTTCTAAGGTCTACGAGCGGGTGGCAGAATGCTTGACCTATCCTTGGGTTTGACATTGCATCTCTCGAAACTGCCCCCGCTCATCTTTAAAGGAGCAACATGAAAGACGACGTCAACAGTCCTTCCCATTACAAGACGGGAGACATTGAGTGCATTGATGCAATGATCAGTGCATTTGGCCGCAAGCGTGTGGAGGAGTATGCTGAAATTGCAGCGTTCAAATACTTGTGGCGGCAAGGTAAAAAAGATGATCAGAATCAGGACAAACTCAAAGCCATTTGGTACACAAGGTTCTCGATGGGAGATGATCCCAGAGAATCTTGATGGAGGCGGAGTCAATGGTCGGGGGAGTGGTGACGTCCGACTTTCCTTCTACCCTTACGATCTGGGTGGTTAAAGAAAGGACGCAATGAAGCGTTTGTCCGCCGGGGTGCTAATACCTTTTCATCGAACCAATTGCGTCATTCACCACATTAACTAACAAGGAGGTAGACATGGATTTTAAGATAGGCACATACAAAGGTTTGAGTTATGAAGAGTACGCCGCAATACCTGCGTACCGATCGCACGATCTGATGGCCGCAGATCGCTGTGTGTTCAGTTGGAAAAACGAACTGCCCATGAAAGAATCGCCCGCATTAATTGAAGGCCGGTTGCAGCACACTGTCTTTCTAGAGTTCGATAAGTTTGACGAGGAGTTTGTGATAGAACCAAACGTCGATCGTCGCACCAAGGTGGGCAAAGAAGAGTACGAGGATTTTAAAAAATCTTTGAACGGGCGCAGTCCTGTTAAGCAGGACATGTACGATGTGTGCATGGAGCGTCGTGAGATAGTAAAGGATTTTATACCGGATCCAGAAGACCACGTTGAGTGGACTGTTTGTTTCATGTGGCATGGCCAGCAGTTTAAGTGTCGACTCGATTGGTACTGCACTGCCTTCCAGTTTGTCTGGGATCTTAAAACCTGTAGGGATGCATCGCCGCGTGGATTCAAGTCTGCCGTGAACAACTTCAAATACTTCCAGCAAGCTGCCTTGTATGTGGACGCTATGGAATCTTCTGGGATCCCATGCAACGGGTTCAAGTTCTTGGCGCAGGAGAAAGCTCACCCATATCCCTATGCTGTGTATCAGCTCAGCGATGAAGCGCTTGAGTATGGCAGGGCAAAAAACGAAAAGGCTTTGAAGAATATTCTGGATTGCAAGTCGTCGGATGAATACTTACCATTTGGTTTAGAGGGCGTACAACTGATTGGGTTGAACGATTTATATTGATTTGGAATATTTTCTATTTGGACTGACATACGTTGTATATCAGCAGTTTGGTTTTATGTGTGCATTTTTGTTTTTCGGATCGTTAGTGGCATTCCAGCTTTATGTGTTGAGCGTTATGTGGGACGAACCCATTAATCGGGATCGCTAACCCACACCGCATACATTAAGTCCTCGGTGTCCCAAAAGATCGCTGTCTTTCTCCCATTCTGCTCGAAGTAGCTGCTGACAATCTTGGCGTCGAAATACTCTTTGTTGGTCCAGTGCAGGGATCCGCTTGGTCCAAGATCGCTGTTAGCTGTCTCGACTTGTTCGTAGCGCTTCAGCTTACCTGAGTCCATGTCCAGAACCATGTTACCGTCCTCGACGGTCTGGCAGATCATGTTGTCAATGTCCTGATGATCCATGTTGATGGTTAAAGTAAAATCTTTCATGCTGCCTCCCCTTCTCGTCGCTTCAGCTCCATGGCGCAATAAGAAACCTCATCAGCATACTGCTGGCATTTAGGATTATCAGGGTTTGCTTCCATCGCTTCCCTGCAATCCTTAATTCGGTATTGCAGTTCAGCAACCTCCATCGTTCTGGTTCTAGACATGTAGTCTGTGTGCCATTGTCCTGTGCCGTCTCCGTATGCCATTCCTTGTTCTCCGTTCCTGTTTAAGAAGTCATTATTATAGTCTAATTCCGTGTCCATGTGCAACTCTTTATAAACAGAAAGTTAGCCCGTTTTTGACCACTGGTGGGCTAAGCCAGCTCCGAAGGGTGAGCTACCCTTTGGCCTTAAAGCTTCTGTCTAGATGCTTAACCGAATCAAAATTCTTCGAATTGAAACGATAGTAAAGCTCTTTCATAAAGTTTTCTTCGGATTTCAGTTTGTCATGACTTTCACTAAAAGTTTTGTCGCTTATAAATCCATTATCGCAACCTTCTTCTAGTAAGCGAAAGTCGGTAGAAATGTTTTGAAAATAAGAATCCATGTAAGACAAAAATCGTTCCCTGCGTTTGTGCGAAAGATTGTTAAGCAATCCAGTGATGTGCTTATTCATTTGCTCGTTAACTTCGTCGCTGTACTCGTTATTCATTTAATTGCCTCCCCTTACTTAACTCGATTGATTTGAACGCCGGGACCATTTTCTGGGTGATCGTATCGAAACGAATCCCAGTCGACATCCTTGTTAGCTCGTTTTGCCCACTGCTTGGCAGAAGTCTTCAAGTCGTTAGGCTTGCGCTTGATGGTGTTGCCGTCTTCAACACGATCGGGTACATGGAAACCCTGACCAACTTCAACGTCGGCCCATGGGTAAATGGATTTGCCCGGATGGGAGGTGTAAGGTTTGTCAACCGCTGCTTCAATCTTAAAATTCATAGTCATTCCTTTTGTTAGTTTATGTTAGTTATCCAAGACCCCGTGGTTTCGGCTGGGAACTACCCAGCCTCATCAGTTGGAATTGTTGGGTAGAGAAAAATGGACATCCCGACCGCAGATTGAGTAGAGGCATCAAAACCTTGCAGACCCCACTCCCTGATGCAGTCAAGGGCAAACTCTCTGGGAGTCTGATCTGTCTCTTGCAGATCTTCCATGTACTCTTTGACTGTGTCCATGTCTATGTCAGCGGTGAACTTAATTGCTACTTTCATATCTATCTCCTTAAAAGAACGAAAGTATTGTACAACAGTTCCGTGTCGATGTGCAACACTTTATACAACATTATAGTTATTTTTTTAAACACAAAAGCGTGGGCGTTAATACCACTGGTAACAATAACGTGGCTGTGGGTCGTAAAACCAAAGCCTGTGTTGTTATGACGACTGACTACAATAACACTGCTGTAGGCCAACTGTTGCGTTACCACTGGTCAAGATAACACTGCAATAGGTTGCAATCGGTCACAGTGCTTTAGATGCAAACACAACAGGAAACAATAATAAGGCTGTGGGTTTCTGTTTGTGCAAATACAACAGGAGATAATAATAACGCAATAGGTTTTTAGAAATGCAAATACAACTGGAACAAATAATAACGCGATAGGTTTCTGTTTGTGCAAATACAACTGGAAACAATAATAAGGCTGTGGGTCACGCCAATGTTTTTATCCTAGACTTGTCATGCAGCCAAAAAACCAACAGGTATCGATCGCCTTGTTCAACAGGTAATCCACGGTGGGTGTTGGTAAAGGATGGGAAGATCAGCCCGTGTCCGGTGGGTAAAGGTTTGAGTACGCCGTAGTCATAGAACTCAGTGCCGCCACCTTTGTATGAGCCAGTGTTGAGTGGAACCACTACACTGATGTCTGCGCTCTCGTCATGGTGCCAAGCGCCTTGTTGTTTGTCCCTGATGTTATAGTTCGCAATCTGTATCGAAGAAATGTCTGCACAGTTGCGCTGATAGATTGCAATGAAGATCGGGTTCAGGATTGTCCTGACAAAGTACCACAAGTTTTCGTACACCTCTGGCATGTGGTCCTGCAAAAGAATCTCAGGTATCTGTCTCAGCTCATCTTCGTTTGGATTGACCTCGAACACCCCCTCCTTCTTGAACACATCAAGCTGCTTGCACAACAAGTTACACCACTGGCGTCTGAACAACGGCACCCTGTAGATGTCAGGGAAAATTCTTTTCACATGATTATGAAT